GTTGGAACACCTCGTTTTGGTCAGGTAAAAGAGCACGCCAAAAAGGCGCTTGTTATGAGATTTGCAGAAGGCCTGGAACCTTATGTTGAGATCAAAGATCGTGAACCGAAGCCGCCCAATTTTCACTTTGGCATGGTCGGAACGCTCCGGGTTATAAGCCCAGAGACCTGGAAGGAGAAAACGCATGGATAAGTACATCAAGGTTTCCGACGCCATCGACTGGTTCAGCCCATACAGCCACATGGATGAAGAAATTCCGTTTGATGTGCTGGCAACGGACTTGCAAGAAAGTGTTCCCGTTGCCGACGTTGCGCCGGTGGTGCATAGCTCATGGGGTAAAACAGGATTAACACGGCAAAAAACTATTTGCGCCAAATGGAGAACGGCCATATAAAAAGATAAAGAACGGGTATTTCCTGGTATGGGATTCTCCGTTCTGCCCACACTGTGGTGCAAATATGGACAAGGAGGGCTGATATGAGAGAGATTCGGTTTAAGGCGAAGCGGTGGAGTGATGGGAAATGGGTGCTTGGGGATCTGTTGCAATGCCAAGACAGCGTTTATATCCAACACTATGTAAATGGATGCAGAACGTCCGATGAGGTGGACCCTAGAACGGTATGCCAATATACTGGACTCAAAGACAAGAACGGTGTGAAAATTTGGGAAGGGGATATTGTTGACATGACTGGAGAAATGTGGGATGCCAGCGGACCTGCTGGACATGAATCTCTGATTGAGCCTGTCGTTTGGGACAAAGAAACCGCTGGATTTTTCCCGTTTGCAAATTACGACTGTGATTGTGGCGTTTATATTTGCGCTTCTGGATGTAATGTAATTGGCAATATCCACAATGAGGAGAAATAACAAACACTTTGCTTATTTGTTTGCTTAATTCAAACTGTACTTAGAATAACTTCAGTTAATTTTGAAAGTTTGGAGCGTAATTATGATATACGAGTGTGAAAACTGCGGTCGTAGATATACCGAGTTCTGCAATCATTGCATTGCGACTTCAACAAGTCCTGGTGCTCATATTGGAATTCCGTCTATGTGGATTCCGAAACAATCTGTAAAATCAGACCAAGAAGCAAAAGCCGACGCCGGAAAGCCACGGCCCACGCTTTGCCCGGTGAGCCTGATCAACGCCGTGACGGCCATCCGGGAGTACGGCTGCCGCAAGTATCACGACCCGGAGAACTGGCGGAAGGTGGAGCCTCAGCGGTACCGGGATGCGCTTTACCGGCACTGGCTGGCCTATCTGAGCGGCGCAAGAACGGACGAAGAGAGCGGCCTTCCACACCTGTGGCACATGGCCTGCAATCTGGCGTTCCTGATCGAACTGGAGGGAGAGCATGGGACGGAGCATACCGAAGCATAAAAACGGATACCTGGAACAGCGGCAGCGGCAGCAGGAGGCCCGGGATCTGATCATCAAAATGTGGACGGCCCAGATCACCCTGGACGTGATGGCAGGGGTGCTGAATGACCTGTACGGGTTTGGCAAGGACCGGCTGACCACAATCTCGCTGGAGTTCAACCGTCGCTTCCCGGAGTATCTGGAGGCCCTGACCCGCAGCCCGGAATCCGACTACATACGGGACAAGATCGACCGGCAGCAGCGCCGGATTTTCGGGCCCGACTATCTGCCCTGGGCGGAGCGCTATGAATACTGGGTGGAGGACAAGCCTCCAAAGCCCCGCAAAAGAAACTGAAATGCAAGAAGGAACGGGTTTGTAGAAAACCCGCTCCTTCTTTTTTTGTTACATGTGACTGAGCCAATTGGCGAAGATGGAGGCGTAATACTCTGTGTATCCTGCTTTCCGCATGGCGTCCAGGGCGGTCTGGTAGTCCACCCCGGCGTATTCTTCCGTGAGCGTGAGCCACTGTTTGGGGGACATGATGTCCTCGGCCCCAAGGCCGTTCTGCCAGTAATACAGGGCGGCATCCGACATCTTCCCAACATAGTAGCTGTCGTCGATGTCCTTGCTCATCCAACCGTACAATGTATTGGCTTCGGATTCAGAATACCCGTCGGCCATCATTGCGGCGATCTTTTGATCCTTCCGCTTGTACCCACTGTACCGGTTGTAGATGTCGCTCCACTGCTGGGGAGTGAGGTAGTCCTGAACAATTGCCTCATAGCGGTCCTGGGCGGAGTCCGGGAGCTGAGACAAAATGTAGGCCTCCGGGCTGGAGTAGTCTACATCCCAGGCTTGCTCAATTGGAATATACTCCGTCAGGAACATATCACCCAGCACATGCTTCTGGTCTGCGGACAGTTCCGCAGAGGGCTGAATCAGGTTGTCGCTGATCTGTTGTGCCGACCAGCCGTCCACCTTGGAGGCCTGGTCAAACCGGTAGCGCCACTTCTTCAGATCCTCCTCGTCCAGGCCAACCTCCCGGCCCTGGGCCAGCTTTTCCTCGGAAATGGAGTACCCGCCCACGCCGTAATACAGCGTCCGCTGCTGCTGCTCTGATAGCCCGCTGGAGGCAAGAGCGGACAGAATATCCGCCTGCTTCTCGTCTCCGCTGAAAGCGGACAGACGGTTCTTCCAGTCATAGTAGGTGGCAAAGTCCACCCCGCCGGAGGCCATCTCGTCCAGCTTGGCAATCAGCCGGGCGGAGTCGGAGCCGGTATAGTCCTGGCCGATGGTGTCCATGAAATGGACCCGGGCCTGGGCGGAGGCGATGGACTCGATCTGAGAGAGCATGTCCGCCCGGGTCATGGGGTCGGCGTCCTGCCAGACCTGGGTCTGGATCAGCTCATTGGCCATGTCGTAGTAGACGGTTCCATAGGTCTTTTGATACTCCTGCCGCTGCTCAAAGGTCATCTCATGGTTTGTGCCCCCGTATTCCACCGACTTGACCGGGTTCCGGTTGGGGTAGAAGGTGGCAGTTCCGGTGTAGGCGCTGACCTCGGAGAGCACCCTGGTCAGCTCCCGCTGGTTGTAGGAGTAGACGGAGCCGGGCAGCACCAGGGCGTTGGCCACATCCAGGGGACGGGAGCCGGTGTAGCCCATGGGCTGGCCGTAGTTGTCCAGCTTGATGGGCAGCATCTGGCGCAGACCGGGGACAGAGTTCATAATCGTGGAAACGCTCTGGTCCACCTTCAGGGTGTTGTCAAAGAATTCCGCCAAGGCTTTCAAGAACTCTAACTTCATGCCGGTGCTCTGACTGATCCAGTCATAGAGGCTCACCATGCCGTACTTCCCGGAGGTGGTGTCCCGCTGGTAGGGGTCGGAGGCGGTGGCGATATTCCGGACGAAGGATGGGACAACGGAGGACAGGATGCTGCTGGCGGATTCTCGGAGACCGGAGGCCAACGGATTGACACCACTGTATCGAACATCGTCCACAATGTTTTGGATGGTCTGCAATACCGGGAAGTCCTCAATAGATTTCCCGAATGCGTCCACCGAGGCGGTGAAGGCGTCATAGTCCTTGTCCCCGCTGAGGTAGCTGTCCACAAAGCAGCCCAGGGCCAGCCAGGCGTTGACGGGCTGCAGGAAGTCCAAGGAGGCCAGACGGTCGCCGCGTTTCCACTGCGTATCTTTTCCGCCCAGCATACGGATCAATGCGCTCACATTGACCTGAATGCCGTCGATGCCCTCCGCTTTGTTCAGCCGCTTTTCATCCAGATTGTCATCGTCATCGGTGGAGCGGATCAATCCGTGGGCGGCCATCAGTGCGGCAAGTCCAATCAGCGCGGAACCGGTAATGCCTCTGGACAGCTCCAGCACCGCTTTTGACTGGGCCTGTACCGTCGCCTTGCTTCCGGCTTTCAGCACCTTCCCGATGTCCACCAGTCCGCGCGCTGCGCCCACCGGAGAATACTCAATGGCCCGGCTGGCGATGTTGCCGGGAACTCCGGGGTAGGGAAGCAGCAGATCACCCAGGCCGAAGGCCTTGACGGTCTTGCCGTTGATGGTGCGTCCACTGTCACCAAAACCGATTCTAAGATTAAATAAATCGTGAAATCCTCTAGCAAAGGCGGCAAGACTGGAATTGTCCTGGAAGGTGCGGTATCTGGCCAGCTCCCGGCCCCGCCAGCCGGCGTACTCCTCGGGGGTGACATCCACCCCCAGCCGCTCCGGGTCAATCTGTCCGGCGTCCAGCATCTGCTGGATTCTGGCCTGCTGGGTGGCCTGGACGCCTCCCTTGGCAAACTGGTCCGTGGAGGTGAGGGCGTAGCTCAGATTGCGCTCCAGCTTGGACAGAGCCCGGGTGAGGGCGGCCACCTTGGAGTCACTGTTCATCCGGAAGGTTCTTTGGCTGACCTGCCCATAGCGGTTCGCCTCGTGGGTCAGGTCCAGGTCCAGATAGACGGCAGCCACCGACTGGGCCAGGGCCCGCTTCTTGGCGCTCATGGCCTCCCGGCTGAAGAAGTTGGGGCCGGCGGCGGTGGACCGGGTGCCGGTGCGCTTGCCCACCAGGATGTCCAGGGTGGCGGCGAAGCGGTTGGCGGCGGAGTCCACGGCGCTGAAGGTGGTGTTGCCCACCACATTGCGCATCCAGGTCCTGGGGTTGAACAGGTGGCTCAGCACCTGGAGGGTTTTCAGCTGCTGCCCCAGGTTGGAGGGGTCGCTGTACTTGTCAGCCAGATAGCCCTCCAGGGAGGCCTGGGCAAACCGGTACAGATCCTCCTGGGAGGAGCCGGCCAGAATGTTGTGAATGATGCCGCTGACGTCCCGGGTTTTTCCACGGACAACAGTCTTGGTGATTCCACGGTCCTTTGCGTAGCGCTCGATATAAGAGACCAGATCACTCACATTGCTTTCCGCAGAGAGAACGTCTTGCAATTCTTGACCACGTTTTGCCGCATCCGCAATGGCAGCGGCACGCTCCTCCTCCGACATCTTCTGGCCGACCTTGGATTCCTTCAGCAGCTTTTCCAGTTGCCCAACCGCCTCCAGCACCGGGTCGGAGGCGTACTCCGCCGAGGCCTGGAGGGACCGGCCGGCGGCGCTGCGGTCCTGCTGGTACCGCATGCCGATCTGTCCCGCCTGTTCGTACAGAGTTTCCTTGGCCTTCGGGTCCGTCTCCGTCCTGGCCTGTTCAAGAAGATGCCGGCCAACTTCTACCGCCGCCTTCACATCGGCGGGGTTCCAGGTGTCGTTCTGCATCAGGTATTGATAGGCCCCGTCCCAGCCCAGTCGGTCAATCAGGGCCCGGGCCTGGTCGTTGCTGTAAGCCTCGGACCGGGTGGTGTATGCTTCGCCGCCGGGCTCCATGCCAGCCATCTCACGTTCCTCAGGGGTCATCTGGGTGGCGTTCTGCCAGGTGTTGTTGGCCTGGGAGGCCTGCCGGGGGCCGTCACCCTCCTGCATCTCCTGATAGAGCCTGGCGCTGCCCTGGTCGATGACGGCCTGGTACTGGTCGGCGAACCGGGCGGCCAGGCTGTCGGCGGCCCCGGGGGCCATCCGGAAGTCCTGGGCGAGCATGGCGGCCACGGTGGACTGTACCTCGTCCCGGGTGAGCACCCGTTCCGCCAGGGCTGCGTCCACCACCTCGTTGGCACGCTGGACCATCCGGTTCAGCCGGGCGCTGTCAATGGGGAAGTCGCCCTCTGCCATGCCAGGCTCCGCGAAGAACTGGCTGTGGATGCGCGGGCGGGCTGTTTCGCTGTTGCCCTCCGCCTGGCTGGCAGCCTGGGCGGGGTCGGCGGTCAGCCGTGCGGTGTCCTGGGCCTCCAGGGCGCTGTAGTCAGGATTGACGGCTGTGCCTGGTTGTGATATATTAAGTGTGGAGGAGTTCCTGTCAAGGCCCGTCTGGGACGTGATGCTGCGGGGGGCGGTTTGCCCCATGCCTAGCACTTGACCTCCTCCATTTGCATTTGCCATATAGGCGCTGAGTACGCCCAGATGGTGTGCTTTGGCGTCGGTGACGGCTTCTACTGCATAGTAGTTGCCGTCAATTTTTTTTACAAACTGCATCACAGGGGCGGGCGAATTGTCCGCCATGCGATAGCTGGTTGTGGTGCGAACGGAGCCATCCTTGTTTCGAAGAAGGGTCGCGAAGTCGTAGTTTTCCAGCACATAGCCGATGCGGGCAATGTCATTGACATCCCGCATGGAAGAATCCGCCTCACCTTCTGAACCGTGGCGCTCAATGATGTGATCGACGGCCCGGCCAGTGAGTTCGTGGGTAAACCCGGAGGCGTCCACGCCGGTCATGGACAAAATGTCCGCGGCTGCACGGTCTGACACGGGGGCAAACTCTAGGTTGACCTTATTCCTGAAATTCCGATTTTTCAGGCCAAGCACTCGATTGATGAAGGAGACAATTTTGCTGTCGGTTGAACTGGTATATTCCTGAATGCGGGCGTTTTCCTCTGGCGTGTGCGTGGAAGGGTCTGTGTCAATCGAGGTCGTATAGAGCCCGGAGGATTCCTGCTCCCGCATGGGCAGCATCTCCACCTGCTGAACGCCATTCTGGGACTGCCGAGGGGGCATGGGCAGCGTTTCCGCCGCCTGCCCTTGCCCTTCTGCGGCCCGTGCCGAAGCCGCTTCTGCCTCCATACGGGAGGCCAGAGCCTGGGTCTGTTCCACCGCCGGTCTGGCCTGGGTCTGGGTGGAGGTGGTCCGGGTGGGGAGCAGGGTCACACCTGCGACCTTACCGCCTCCCATGACGCCGCCGGAGATGGCTCCGGCCAGGGCGTCCTGGAGTGCGGTATTCAGCGCACCGCCAAAGGTCTTGGCCGCAGCCTGGGAGGCGGAATCCCCCTGGGCCAGATAGCGCTGATAGTCCCCCATGAGCTGGGACTGATCCCCGTTGATGGCCAGATCAGAAAGGGTGTTGGCTGCGGTGGTCAGAAACTCCTCGCTGGCCTCAATGCCCGCCTGTTTGGCCGCCGCCCCCAGGGCGGAGCGCAGGCTGCCGGCGGACAGGGTTGGCTTCAACAGGTTGTCAATGGAGACGTATTCAAACATGGTCTCCCAGATGCCTGCCATGAGGCCGGTGGCGATGGCCTGGGAATCGGAAAGCCCCCGGTTGTGGGCGTCATGGGAGGCAGCCGTGGCGGCGGCACCGCCCAGCAGAGAAGTGCCGACAATAGGGGGGAGGCCGGTAGCAGACGTCAGGGCCAGCACGGCGGCGGAGTCCAGCATGCTGGTGCCAACCTGATACAGGTTTCCGGACCCTATACCGCCGATCACGGGGATGGATTCATCAATGGTGCCGTACTTCTCGTTCAGGTCCTGGGCGATGGTGCCCCGGGTGGTGTTGGCGGAGTAATAAGGATCCTGCCAGGCGGTGTTGAAGTCCACCGGTTTGCCGCTGCCGGCATTTGTCGCCTTCTGGACCATCAGATCCAGCGTACCAACGCCGGAGGCCAGGGACTGGGGCACCGAGGCCAGGGTGCTGAGCACCGGGTGGTTCCGGGCAAACTCCCGGGCATTTTCCACCCGCTGGGCCTGCCGCCGCTCGTTCAGATTGTAGTCCAGATAGTCGGCGTAGTCCTCCGCCTCCTGGTAGCGGCCGGTGTTGACCAGATAGTAGTAGACCCCACGCTCCTGGTCGGTGGCGTACTGGAACCGCTGGGCGGCGTCGTTTTCCCCGGTCATGTCATGGTAGGTGGAGCCGATCTGTTCCTGCAGTGCCTGATAGTCCCGGATCTGCTGCTGCACCTGGTTGAGTTGTGTGCTGAGAGAGGCCGGGGCATTGGGGTTGTTGCTGATCCGGTAGATCAGCTCGGACTCCTGCTGCCTGAGCTGGGACAGCATGGTCTCCGGGTCGTTGGCCTGGATGTACTGGCTGTTGGAGGCAAAGTCGGGATTGGAGGCCAGGGCCTGATATTGATTTCCCTGATCCCGCCGCCACTGGAGGTTGTAGGCCCTGTCGTAGTCGTTCTGAAGCTGCTCCAGCTCCTGGGCCAGCTCCGGGTCCACACTCTTTCGGGTGGCCCCCCAGCTGACGCCGCCGGTGCTATTCAGATAGGACTGCCACAGTTCCTCCTGTTGGGCGGTCTTTTCGTCCATCTGGGCCTTGATGGCCTCCAGATCCAGCCCCAGCAGCCGATCATTTTCCCGCAGCTGCTGGTAGCCCGCCAGGATCTCGTCATCCGCCTCCAGCTGGCGGCGCAGCCGGTCAATCTCCTGCTGGTCGGCCTGGGCCCCCTGTTCCCGCATCTGCTGCCGGTACGCCTGGGGGATATAGTTGCCATACCGGTTCACCTGCTGCCCGACCCGCTGGGCCTCCAGCTGCTGGTCCAGCTGACGCTGGGTCTCCTCTCGGCGCTTCCGGGTGGTCTCCTCGCTGGTGTAGTCCTGGTATTTCTTCTGGTAGTCCTCAAAGTCGGCATAGGCCCGCTGGAACTGCTGCAGATGCTGGTCATAGCTCCGGTCGGAGGCAGTTTTCCCGGACCTGGAAAGCCCCTCCAGGATGGTAGCCTGCTTGGACATCACCAGATAGCGGCGGTTCAGCTCGGTGGCGTTGGGAGTGTCGCCGGTGCTGCGGGATGCGGTGCCGGCGGCGGATTTGCTCCAGAACTTGGATGCGGTGCCTTTGAGATATTTCTCCTGCTGTTCCGCCTCAAACAGCGCTCTTCTGGCATCTGCGGATGCCCTGGAGGACGTCGGGGAAGGGGTGGAATATTGAGGCTGGTAATTGGCCTGGGCTGCGGCCCGGCGGGCGGCCAGATCGGAATCATCTGTTGCTTCAGATGAAACATTGGCTCTGTCAGACGCAGTGGACTGCTTGGGCGGGCCGTAAAGATTCTGGTTGTAATTGCTCTGCGCTTTTTTGCGCCTTTCTTCCAAGGTCATACCTGATACCCCAGTCCTCTCAGAATTTTGTCGGCGTAATTGGTGTCGTTGTTGGTGGTGCCCTCATAGGCAGCGTAGTTTCTGGCAAGGCTACGGGCCTGGGCGTCAGTGCGACCACTATTGATCAGTTGGTTATATCTTTCCAGATAAAGCTCTTCAATTCTGGTTGCATCAGAGGTGTTGTTATTTCCGTCCCCATTCAAAGACAGACCACCGCCGCTGCTGCCGGAGCTGCCGGAACTTCCGGAACTGCGGGAACTTCCGGATGATCTGCTGCCCCCGCCGCCGGAAGAAGTGGCGGCGGGGGTGAGCAGCGCCTTGTAATAGGCACTGATGGAGCCGGCGGTGCCCGAGTCGATGCCGGCCTTTTCCAGGGTATTGGCGTCGGGCATGTTGCCGGTCTGCAGGGTGTCCATGGCCAGGGTATAGTAATAGGCCCGGTCCGCCTCCGCCTGCTCCTGCTGCCGCAGATTGGCGTAGTAGGCGGCCATAGTGGCGGCGGTATTGGCGTCGATGCCCGCCTTCTGCAGGGTGTTGGCATCCGGTACACTGCCGGTCTGGATGGTGTTCATGGCCAGGGAATTATAGTAGGACCGGTCCGCGTTGTCCTGGGCCACCTGATCCTGCCACGCGCCATAAAGGGCGTTGTACAGGTCGGTGTCATAGGCGGATTCATTGGCGGCCAGGTCGGCCTGGTACTGGGACTGGGCGCCCGCCCGGTCCCGGGCAATCTGCTGCAGCGCAGCAGACTCCGCCGCGCTCAAGTTGGACAGCCCCGCCTGATTCTGGTTGCCGTAGGCCAGCCGCGCCTGGGCCTTTGCTCCGCTGTTCAGGCCGTTGGCCCCGGAGTATTCATCGAAATTCCGCAGCGCCTGTTCATACTGGGCCTGGGTATGGTTCCGCTGGTTGTCGTAGTTCTGGGCGGTCTGCTGTTCCTGCGCGTCATAGTTGGCCATGTTCTGCTGGTAGGCAGAGGTCAGCGCATCGGCCGCGGCCTGTTTCTTTTGGTTATAGATCTCTGTGATGTATGGATTGGAATAGTCGCTGAAAGACGTCGCCATAGATCATTCCTCCGTAAAAAGGGCGGCTGACATGAGACTGCACCCAAGTCAGCCGCCCGTTGATTAACCCAGAAGGGCCGCCCAGGTGTTGCGGCCCACGATGCCGTCGGCGCTGAGGCCGCGGGCAGTCTGGAAGGCTCGAACTGCGGCGGCACAGCCGCTCCCGAAGATGCCGTCAAAGCCCTGGGGGTCGTAGCCCATGCAGTAGAGGATGCCCTGGATGATCCGGGTCAGGTTGCCCCGGGCGCCCTGGCGGACGTTGACGCAGGCTGCCTTGGTCTTGCTGCCCCAGATACCGTCCACGCTCAGGCCCTTGCCGAACTGGTTGTTCAGTTCAGTTTGAAGGGCCTTAATTGCGCCCTTTTTGGTCTTGTGGCCCCAGAGGCCGTCCACATTGAGACCAGCGCCGTAGCCCTCGTTGAGCCACCGCTGGAACTGGGCGGGGTAACCGGTGGGAATGTCTGTCTCTGCTTCTGCATCGGTATCAATCCCGGCGCTGGGGGCGGAGGGCACGGGCTCGGTTGTGCTGGCAGAGCTGCCATTATAGGCGATCCCGGCGGTGGCACAGATGCCCCAGGCGATGCCGTCGGCACACTTGCGGGCAAAGTCATCGGTCAGGATCATCGGGGTGTCCACCGCACTATCCATAAATCCGCACTCCACCAGCACGGCGGGCATGTTGGTATGGCGCAGCACATAGAGGTTGGAGGCGGCAAGAGGCGCGGCCCGGTTGCCGAATTTGCCACAGGCATTGATGATGCCATTGTAGATGTTGGCCTGGAGCACGTCGCTCTGGGCGCTGTGCTGTCCGTTGTACACAAACACTACCGGCCCGCCGCCGCTGCCGCCGTTGATACCCGCATTATGGTGGATGCTCACATAGTAGTCCGCTTTTGCGCTGTTGGCGGCGCTGGTGCGGCTTGCAAGGGGTACGTCGGTTGCCCCCGTGATATCATCCACCCGCAGGGTGTTTACACCCTGGGCGGACAGGAAGTCGCACACATAGGCGGCCACCCGGCTGTTCAGCGACCACTCCCGGGTCTCGTTGGGGTCGATACTGGCAAGGCAGCGCTTGCCGCTGGTGTGCAGGCCATGACCTGCGTCGATTGCGATTTTCATGTGCTCAGTCCTCCTTCGGTACCTCGTATCCCATCGCCTGGTTGCTGTCGCTGACGCCGCTGGTGGTGGGATCAACCACAATGCCCAGCAGGCACAGCAGGTTGATGCACATGCCAGCCACCTCAGTGATCTGGCTTTCGCTGATGCCAGGCACCACACCGAACAGCCCCAGCACCTGATACACCAGGGCGATAATGGCCAGGATGATAGCGGTCAGCGTGGTCTTGTTTTTGAGCCGCAGGCTCCAGTTGATTTTCATATGTACCTCCTTATGCTAGGCCCATCTGGGAAGCCAGGAATCCGAGAATGATGCTGATAATTGCGGTGGTGACGTAGCTGACCACCTGCCGCCACTTCTGGCCGTCACGGCTCTCCAGCTCTTCCAGTCGCTTGTCAAGCCGGTCGTTGCTGTCTCCAATGCGGTTTTCCAGAGTCTCAAGGCGTTTGCCTTGGCGCTCCTGCTCTTTGCACATGTCCTTGACGCTCTGGGCAAGTTCTCGTACAGATAGAGCGATTGTCTTGTTCTCTTCTACACTGTTCTCCAGCTGAGCCAGCCGCTTGTCAATCCGTTTGTGGTCACCCTCCATGCGCTTCACGAATTCCTCGTGCTCCGCCCGGGAAATGATATCCTCCATCAGGGGCCCTCCAACTGGTTGATCTCTGCCCGCCAAGCCTGGCGCTGGGCGATGACTTCGGCATACTCCTCTGCCGTGGCCGCCCCCTCGGAGATCTTGATGATCGCGTAGTCGGTGTCAGCCAGCTGCCGCTTGAGCTGGTAGATCCGCTCCGCCCGGCGCTCTGCCTCCGGCACGGCCACATAGCGCAGGATAGTCTCATAGTCCTGGTCCGCCCAGGCGGACTTGGCCACGTTGTCGATGGGCTCCGCCTCGGGCCGGATGATGACCTCCTCCCGGAGAAATCCGGTGGTCAGGTCACACTGTTCCTCAGTGAGGGGCTGGCCCTGCTCGTCCAAGATACGCACTATTACCACCTCCCGATAACAATTTGGCTTGCCCGGCCAGCCACCGCTGTACCCGCTGAATTGTAGGCCACGGGACTGACCAGCGTATAGCCGCCAGAACTTGTCATGCTGTTATGAGTTGTGCCGACCGGCCAGACATACTTGGCACCGGCGCGGAGCGTCACCACCTCAGTGGGTGGCCCGGTAAAGCTAAAAGGATATGGTGTGCCGACAATTACATCGCCTCCGCTTCGATACAGATTCCCGAGGGCAGTTCCGATGTAAGCACCTGTGAAATCAACCGTCTTGGCACAGATGGCATCTCCATTCGCATACTTAATATATCTCCACCCGCCGCTAGTTCCAGATGCTACCACACTATCTGTGCCTCCAGTACACGCCCAGGGATACCATTGGTTGTTAGTGTAACCTCTGGTATATGTAATGTGCGTACTATAAAACACAAAATTCTGGACTCGACTGTTGGGATAAACGATAAGCCAACCGTAGCCCGATGTTGCTGGACCTCCAGTACATTCAGATAAATTGCAAAAATAAATGCCTGGGAGAATTTCTGTGCTGTTCATATTACCAGAGAAATTTGGTCTACTGGTAAACGCTTTTGCCCCATTGATAGATACATCATCTGCAGACAAAGTCCCGTTTACAGATACGTCGCCATTGATAGTTCCACCCTCGAGCGGGAAAAACTTCTGCTTCAGCTTAGACCAGAAGTATTGCAGCCCCGCGTTATCCAAAAAGCCCATGTGGTCACCTCCTCCTTACGACGCCAGAATGGCGTCAATCTCCTGGTTGGTGATGGCCTCCAGGTCGAAGCTGCCGCCCAGAGGGTCCCAGGCCGTGCCGTCCCAGGCATAATTCATGCCGGTGTCCTCCACGTTGTAGACGTCGCCGGAGGTATTGCCGCTGGCGGGCAGATCGGTTTCGCTGGCCACGCTGCCCTTGTATTTGTAGACGCTTGACAAATCGCTTTTCAGGGCGTAGGTGTCAGCGGCCCCAAAGCCGTCCAGCTTGGATTTGTCGGCGGCGCTCATCAGGCCGTTGGCTGATGCCGTCGCCGGGGCGTAGGTGGTATCCTGGCCGGGAATGCCCAGGGCGGTAATATCCTCCTTAGTGGCAGCTGCCACTGCGCTCACATGGCCGGTCGCGTCCACAGTCACCTTGTAGAGCCCGCTTGCCTGCGGTGTATAGGCCGGGTGAACGTAATTGTTTGCGTTCTCCGCAATACCGGCCAGCTTGTTCTTTTCTGCGGTGGTGTAGTCGTTGGTGGACAAACCCTTCCCGCTGACCTGGGACACAAACATGGATTTCAGCTTGGTGACCAAGTAGAGCAATCCGTTCTTATCCAGATACTTTGCCATTTAGTTTCCTCCAAAGACAGAGTTGATGATTGATTCGATCTCCAGGTTTGTGATGACACTGGAAGACGGCAGCTTCGCATTCAGGGAGTTGGTCAGGCCGGTGATTGCGCCGATGGGGTGGGCGTCCGCCGCATCCCGGTTGATGAGCTTGGTGTGGTCGTTTTCCTTCACCCGGACAATCTCCCGCATCCGGGCGGGAAATGGGATCTGGTTGGAATCCATGCAGGCGGAAAAGGCGGCGTCATCGGAGAAATAGGCCCGGTAGGTCCCCATCAAATCACCCCATCTCTCAGGATATCGTGCACATGCACTTCAATCTGCTGGGACGCAACCGCCTGCTGCCCATCCAGCAGAAGCCGGAGCTGCAGCTGACAGTCGCCCGGCACCAGGCGCAGGGTCTGCTGCTGGGTCAGCGTGGCTGTAATCTGATTGTCCGCCACCTCCAACGCTTCCAGTTCCAGGTTGATAACGGATTGCCCGTGCTGGGCGACGGTGAGCCAGGCATTGTGAATGTCGGAGGCCAGATAGGGAATCTCAAAGACCAGTGTGGGGGTTGTTCCTCGTGTCATGTGCGTTTACCCCTCCATAATGCTGTCGATCTCCCCGGTGGTAATGGTGTCATTCAATTCCGGAATTAGCGTGGCATTGAGGAAGGTCTTGATCTTGTTCCCGCCCTCGTCAAACTTCTGCTTCAGCTCATCGGCAGAGAGTCCGCCCACATCATTGGGTTGATCATCCAGCTTTTGGATAATGTCCATGTCCTCGGTGAAATACGTCAGTGCCATTGTCTTCCCCCTTTTCGCTGCTCATGCAGTGGGAGGCGTTGTCCGCCTCCCACTGCGGTCACCATCAATAGGTGGGTGGAGTTGGTTCGGATCAGCCTCCGGCGGTGGATTTGGAGACATAGATGCCGTTCTTCTTGGTATCCAGCACGAACGCATCGTACAGGACACGGCCTTCCACCAGGGCGCCGGAGATGCCGGGGGGATCGGTGTGAATCCGGTAGTCCTTCAGCTTGAAGGGGTCAACGGTGGAGTTCTTGTACTTCAGGATGAAGTTGACGTTTTCCGGCATGTAGGTGGAGGGGACCGGCACCACGTTGGCTCCATCAATCATGCCGGTCTTGCCGGAGGTGATGGTCTTCTGGCCCAGGGCGTCCACGCCGACAATCTGGTTGGCCAGAAGCAGCTTGTTGTACACACTCTCCAGCAGGAAGAAGGTGCGGCCGTCCCGGGGAACGTACTTGTCGTTCATGGTGGACATGGCGTCGAACATGGCCTCCAGCACGTTGGCGGAAGTCAGTTCGCCGTCCTCGGAAGTCAGTCCGGCCTTGGCTGCCCACTGGGCCAGCCGGTATGTATCCACCTCGGGGGTGGTCACCTCGTCGATCTGGCGCTGCAGGGCCTTGTTGGACTGTTTGACGTTGTACTGCTCCATCTGGTTGCCCTTGTCAATGCTGAAGGTGAAGCCCCGATCCTTGGCCATGGTCAGGGTCTGGATGGTGTCGCCCAGCTCGTTTACGGTGCCGAAACGGCTGGTGCCGCTGCGGGTGTAGTCCACCATCTGCACGGTGTCAATGGTGTACACGTTGATGGTCTTGACGCCCTCGAAGCTGTAGTCCTTACCGGCGTAGGCGTCGGTGATGGACTTCAGCGAAAAGCGTTCAGCAACTTTGCTTTCAAATTTGCTGGCAAGATTGATCGCCATAGCTTCAATTCCTTTCTCTTTGGTCTGCCCGGGCGGATAGGCCCGGACGGTTCACTCAGTCCCAGCCGTCAAAGGCCGGGTCCACCGGAGGCGTTTTCAGCGAGCCGGACAGAGACCCGGGGCTCTTCTTCCGGGCGTTCTCCTGGGCTTTCAGAGCCTCCAGCTCCTTGGACTGCTGGTCCAGCAGCCATTTCCCATAGGCCACAGACAGGGAGGTCTTGTCCCGCTGGACGGCCTCAAAGACCTCCGGCGGTACGTCTCCGGGCTTGACGTCGGGGTAGTCGGCCAAAAACTGGCTCACTTCCCGGCGAATCCGCTCCTGCTCGTCGTCTCCGGCCTGCTTCGCTTCGGACTCTGCGCGCTCCCGCTCGGCCTGGGCCTCCTCCCGGCGGGTGATATCCATCTCCCGCTTCTCCAGCGCCACCTGAGATTTGGCGGCGTCCTCGGAGAGGTTCCCGTCACTCATGAGTTCCTGCACCCGACAAAATTCCAGATATTCGGGGATGCTCATGTTGTTCCGGTCTGCGTACTTCTGCACCAGGTCAATGGCGGCGCTGTTGGCCTGCTTGTAGGCTCGCAGCTCGTTGCGCTCCGCCTGCACCCGGTCATAGTCCAGGCCCTTCTGGGCAAGCTCCTGAGCCTCCTGGCGGGTGACGGTTCTGACCTCGTCCAGGTGCTTCAAAGTCAAGAAGACGGCATCATCCTGTTCCTGTTTCGGTTCCTCCGCTTTAGGATCCTCGCCGGAGGGTGGCGCGTCCTGTGCCTCGTCCTGCTCAGACTCTTCTGCGGGCTGCTCCGACTGCTCCGGTTTCGGCTGGTCTGCCTCCATGGTGCCTTCGGTGTCCCATCCGTCGAATACGTCAACCTGGTCTGCGCTGATTTCTTCCACAGCGGGCGCGGTGTTCTCGTTCATATAGGTCTCCTTTCCGCCTATGGTCGGGCGTCAGAAAGATTTATCTTCTGGCTATGGTCGGCCAGTCGATGACTCACATACCGGCGGCCTGCTGGGCCGCCTCCTCGTTGATCTGCCGCTGGAGCGCCCCATAGCCTCGGCCGCCCTGAACCGGCGGCTCCGACTGGGAGGGGACCAGCGGGGCAGTGGTTCCGGGGTCTTGGCTCGGTGCGGCGGGCAGCCCCATCGCGGCCATGCGCTGCATCTGCTCCTCCTGCTCCAGCACCTGGATCAGCTCCTGCTGCATGTTGATATAGCCGCTGGGCAGGCGCTTGATATATTCGCTGGTGGCGATTTTGCCCTGCATCAGCAGGTTGTCCAGCGTTTGGACCTGGGCGATCTCGCTCCAATAGGCGCTGCCGCCCACGTCCAGCTTGATGTAAATGGGGTTGTTCTTGAGGCTGGAGAAGTCAAAGCGCTCTTCAATCTGCAGGGCCCCTGCGGGGGTCTCCTCCACCTGCATCCCAATAGAGCGGGTGCCGTAATAGGTGCGCATCAGGTCTGCCCAGATTCGGGCCAGGTCTTCCACCGATTGGAAGAAGTTCTGTTTGACCACCTCGGTGGGAATGGTGGAAGCCTTTTGCAGGGCAATGATGGCGCTGGTGTTGTCGGGGCGGGTGGAACCCAGGGCGGCGTCGGTTGCTCCCATCAGGTCCTTTGTCATGTCCACCGTGAGCTGGATGAACTGGCTCACTTGAGGGGAGATGGTGGCCGGGTCGATGGTCTTGGCGACGGTGTTGATGTCGCCGCCGTTGACCCCGATGGCCGCGCCCACCGCCGCGTTCCAACTCTTGATTCTGGTCTTGTCATAAATGATCTTGGGGTAAGCCGTGGTCATCAGGGACAGATAGACCATGGCGAACATCCGGTTGACAAAGACCTGGTTGGGAATCAGCCCATCCACCAGCCCCATGCCGTGGTAGCAGTTGGGCACATGGTCCCAGCTCATCCAGGTGATGGGGTACAGCTCCTGGCCGGTGTCCCAGGGCTTTCTGATCCAGCTGTCCTTCACCGAGACAGAGGCGGTCAGCGTCCCGCTGTCCGGGTCCTTGGCAAACCGGTAGAGCATGGTGGTCTTATTGCCGGACATCTGGTCGAAGCGGTTGTTGGTGTAGTCGCTGTCCGGCTGCACTGCGTCCGGGTCGCCGTCAAACTGCTTGGCCATTCGTTTGGCCTCTTCCAACAGCACCCGTTTCTCCACAATGATATAAGGCTGGCGCTGCACGTTCCGGTCGGTGGGGTTGCCGAACATTACCCGGGTGTTCTCCAGCACCTCCAGCCGGATGCCGCCCTTGTTGCCGTCCCCGATGTCCATGTCCGGGTCGAACCAGGAATAGAGACAGCCGTCGCTGCGCACGGCGGCGTCACGCATGAATTCCCGGGTTTTCCGTGCGGCAGAGGTGTTCTCCCAGACGGCGGCGAACTGGGCGTTCAGGACGTTGCAAACGTGCTCTACCGCCTCCTGGGGCGCCACACCGGAGGCGGGAATGGGGCTGGCGTAGATTTTCAGATTGTCAGTGCTGGTGCTGGCGATCTGGAAATTGATGATCCGCTTGATGAAGTTGAAAGTGGGGGTAGGCAGGCCGTTGGATTCCACGCCCTCCCACTGCTTCCCGATGTAAAAATTCTCGTTGTTGTCCACGTTGTTAATCAGGTTGAGGGTGGCGTTAAAGTCGATCCCCGCCTGATATTCCTGGTAGATGGACTCCGGCGTCAGCTCCCGTCCGCTCATGCCCCGGTCTCCTTCTTCGGGGCCCCGGTGTAACTCAAAATATTGTTGATTCCGGCCTGAATGGTCTCATTCAGCCCCATGTCATGGGCGGCCTCCAGGGCGGCGTCCAGCTTTTTGTCCTGATTGTTCAAGGCGAGGTCCACGGTTCCGACTGCGGATACCAGGGTCTCCAGCAGTTTGGACTGGGCGTCCAGATAATGAAGGATTCGCTCCTGTGCCTCTAAAATCGCCTTGGCCCGGATTCGGTCCTGTTTTGTGTACATGATTACCACCTGCTTCCACTCTGAAATTGATCTGGCTGACCATAGGGATAATAGATTGGCTCAAACTCCTGGGGTACGGATGTCAGGAACATGGACAGCATCTCCTGGTATTTCTGGTTGCAGAAGCTGGCCACATCCGGGTCTTCGTCAATCAGCAGCTGGGCCGCCAATCCATAGGGCATTGCGCCCTGCGCTACGCCGTCGTCAATGCCGTCCAGGGTGTCCTCCCAACTCTGGATTTCCCGGCACATGACCCGGCGGCCGGTAAAGCGCCGGGAGAGAAAGCAGTCGCTGGCCCGGGCGCACTCGAATCGCATTACATTCAGGATGGGAAGCGCCCGGCTTTTCAGATCCTGGTTATACTCGTAGTCGGCCAAACCGGTGTCGCTGAGTTCGTCGGCCAGTGCCATGGCCTTGTCAAACACCCACTGTGCAGTTGTGCTCATGTCGGTTCACCTCACCTTTCTGGGCATCCGGGTCATAATCGTCACATCGGTCACTGTGGCGGTGTGCCGGTCGGAGTCGGAGCTGAAAATCAGCTTATAGACCCGGAACCGGGGCACCCGGATCCTGGCCCGAATGGATTTCTGCGTGGTGCGGAAGAGGAAGGAGAAGTGGGCGAAATCAATGTGGTCAAATCCGTTGACGCTCAAGGACAGCTCTTTGGCGTAATATTCGCCCTTCACATCGCTCATGGCGGTGACCGTCAGGGCGCTGTCCCCGGTGGCCCGCAGGCCCACAAACAGCTCCTTGGACCACTTCTTCTTCCAGGGGACGTCGAAGTCCATGCTCCCGCTCTCCCAGTATGCGGAGATGTTGGCGCCGTCGTCGCTGCGGTAGGCGGAGGACTGCACCATGATCTTTCCATCCGCCGTGGCGAAATACAGCAGGTTGTGCACCAGCGTGAAGCCGGTGATCTGGGGCAGCCCGGTATATTTGTACCAGACGTCCGCGGCATAGTTGTAGATCAGCGCGGTGCCGTCGTAGGTGATCCAATACTCATAGTTCCAGCGGTCGTCATAGGTAATGCAGGACTTTAAGTCCATGTTCTGCAGCGAGGTCTCCACCCGCTCGGAAATCCGTTTGGAGCTGCGCTCATCCACCACGGCGGAGGAGTAGTACAGCTTCCACTCATACACCGCGCCGGAACAGAGGGACAGCGGGTTGTTGTCACAGAGGTACACCTGGCCCGGGGCCTCATGGCCCAGCTCCCGGTTGATGGGCTTGACATAGAAGCCCGCAATCACCGTGTTGTCGGCCAGGGTCTGGGCGGAGTACTCCACCTTGTACGTCTCGTTCGGCTTAAACGCCAGCATTCGGGAGTAGTGCCGGATCATGCCGGTAATGGGGGTGTTGGCCGCCCCCACCTGAATCTCGTTCAGGGCGGGGAAGTAGTCCGCCCGGCTGACCCCGTTCTCGTCCAGGCCGTTGTACAGGGCCAGATTGGAGCCGTCGCCATACAGGAACACCCGGGTGTCCGTAGTGCCGTTGTAGAACTCGTGGAAGCGCTTGGTATAGATCAGATCCCGCCGCTGCTCGGCCACGCTGTAGGTGACCTCCACATTGGACAGCCCTTCCGCCGGGGCGGTGGTGAAGGTGATGACCCCGGAGGCGTTGTTTACGGTGTAGGCTGTCGTCTCTGCGTCGTTGATGGTCACCCTGGACACCCCGGTGATGGGATACTCCGTCAGATGGTAGTCCTTGCTGGTCCCGTCGGCGGAAAACCGCTGGCGGCGGGAGGCGGAGAGGAGGTTGTAGTTTTCCAGAGTGGTTCCGCCGCCGGACGGCTTGGCCGCGGTGATGACGCAGGGGACGTACCCCTCCACGTCCTGAATCTGTCCGCTGCCGGTCCAGTACTTATACTCGTGGCCGTTCAGGATGTACACATTCCCGTTCATCCCGAAGAACTGGGTTTCGTCGTCGGTCAGCGTGCCCAGGTCGATGCCGCCGGTCATGCCGGTCACATTCCAAACATGCCCGCCGCAGGCGGCCAATGTGTACTCGGTGCCGCCCACCGTGCCGGTCCAGAGTCCCCGAACCGGGTCGCCGTCCTCGCTCAGCGTGACCACCGTATGGGTGCCTGGGCGGATTTGCAGGCAGAACTCTTTGGAGATTTTGAAGTTCTCCAGTTTGGCGGCCTCTCCCATCTTCAGCAGGGAGTCTCCGGTTTTGCACTCGTTCAGCCCCAGGAACTTTTCAATTTTCTGGGCATAGGTGCCCGTATTGGAGACAATTCTCGCCATACTGCTCCTTAAACGTACATGTAGCTCGCCGTGGGCTCTCCGCCGCACATGGCGTGCTTGTAGTCCTCGCCGGTCTCTTCCTCGTCCTCCTCCTCGTCGGGGGGCGGCTCGAAGCCCAGCGAATAGGTCACGCAGCCATACCGGATGGCATCGGGGCCGTGGGTAATGTCGTGGGGTTCCTTGGCCACGTCGGAGGCGTTCTTGGCGTCGTGCTGAAGTGCCTGCAGGTCGCTCATGATGTGGGGACAGCTGGTGAAAAACAGCAGACCCGGCTTGCCGTCCGGCCTCAGCTTCAAGTCCTCCTTCAGGGCCATCCAGCCCTGAACCCGGTTGTTGTTGGCCTTGACCAGAGGCAGGCCGTTTTCCGCAAAGGTCTGGGCCTGGGTTCTGCCGCTCTCCCTGGAGCGGTTCCACATGTCCGGCGGGGCCACGTTGTATTCAATCTTCTCCCCCTTGGAGGTCAGGTTCAGCGCCGCCGCAGCAGCGTCCGAAACCGTCAGGTTGCTCTCGTAGTATTCCCGGTACACATACTTCCGGCCCGTCTCGTCGATGGCATACCAGAAGCAGGCGAACATATCCAGGCCGTAGTCAAAGCACCGGTAATGGGGCCATGTGGCCGGGATTGCAAAGGGTTCGCAGAAATGGGTGTGTGGTTTGACCTCCCCGAAAAACTGGCCGCTCAGGGCGTCCCAGTCGCCATACCGGTGGGCGGCCCGCAGGTCGGGCGGCATCTGGTCCAGCATCTGGATGTACTCCGGGCTGGACTTCATCAGCGCCTCGTTGTCCTCCACGGTGGCCGGGATGAACAGATAGTCCTTCGGATTCTCCCCCGGTTCATAGTCCTTGGTGACAAACAGCCGCTTCACCCATTGGTGGCCCACGCCGCCGGGGTTGCAAGTCAGGTAGACTCGCTTCGGAAAGTCATTGACACCACGCAGCGTCGCGCCCAAAACGCGGAACTCCCATTCCGTGAAGTGGGTCGCCTCATCCATGAAAATCACATCGTATTCTGCACCCTGGTACTCCGTGATGTCTGAGGAGTGCTGCAGGTGGCCGAATGTGATCTTGCTGCCGTTCAAAAAGTAGATGGCCCGCACCGTGGCGTTGTACCGGGCGATCATGTCACCGGCCGGCTGCTTGTTCCGACTCGCCGAGTTGATGAAGGACATCATGGGTTCGATGATGGTTTCCTGAAGCTCCTTGTACGTCTTCCGCATCATCAATATCTTGATGCCGGGATAACTTAGAGAAAGCGCAACCGATTTGCGGATGATGACCCAGGTCTTGCCGCCGCCTCGGGCGCCGCCATAGCCCGTGTATCTGGCGGTGCTCTTGATGAACTTGATCTGCTTCGGGTTGGGGTTTCCAAAGTCCAGGACAATTTCCCCAGGCCCAGCCCGAAGCTCTTTCTTCGCCGCCATGACACCACTCTTTCTGTTCGAGTAGGGCAACCAGAATTGCACTGGCGCAGCCACGCCAAATCCCAATGGCTGTGGCCGTGCCCCTTTTACGCCCAGGGGCATATGGAAAGGAGGTGTGAGAGGGTCGCACTGCAATGTGCTGTGGTTGCGGGAGCCAGAGTTGAACTGGCTGGCTCTGGCTTATGAGGCCAGATTGAACCCGGTTCTTCCCGCAGTTTGAAAAATTTTGGAGCTGAGGAC